AGCAGGATACAGTGAGCTTTTACACCTATACGAATATCACCCCGTGTCAATTTCTCTTCGGTAAACTTTTTATAATGAATCTTCGCATTATTCATAATCAGATCAGAAAGTCCCAGAATTGATTTCCCTATTCTATCAAACTCGGCATATGCGTGATACAGCGCACGATCCCGGTGATTCATAGAAGAATGAAGATTCATCTGAGCCATTTTATGATTTGATTTCCCCCCTACAATCTTGGTAGACATTCCCCACTTGTCAGAAAACAAAACAGTATCAATCACCATCCCACACCGAGACGGATCTTCAGAATCATTCTCCCCAGAAATCCATTCAGGTTCATCAGATAAGAAATACTGATCCATCAAACCACATTCGGTACACACAGGAAGCTGACCATGAAAAAAGGTTTTTGCCGCTCCACAGGACGAACAATTATTATCATCCGATGAAACAATCGGACTTTGAGTCGGTTCGAGTTGTGCCCAAACATCATCGAGATTCACCCCGTTCCACATTTTTGGAAGAGTTATGTATAACTCCGGAGACTGCGAAACAAAACATATTTTTTTATATCAGAATACCATAAATGATTGATAAACGAATTATTTACCTCGCAATCGCTATTGCCGTCGCCTTTTTCATCTGGACAAAGATGTCGAAGAAGAAGCAGGCAAAGAAGGTTTCTTTTGAAGGTACAGAAAGCCCAGGAACGCTAGGACAGCCATCAAAACAACCCACTTCCCCCATCGAGTCTTCTTCTCCTGAACAGCTGGCAACTCTTCCCTCCGCGGCTGGACCATCATCGGCTTAGGTTCCTCTTCTTTTGGATCAGAGGTTGTAATACGTAATATAAATGAATTATTATTAAATCCGTTAAAATTCAAAAGATTTCCATGTAGGTCCAGCCATCTCACGGTAAGTCTATCAATCGATGGTAAATTCTTGTAAAAGATAGAATATGAATAATCTGTATGTTCTTTAAAAGTCTTGATTTGACCAGAGGCAACATCCATTGGTATCATTCCAAAAGTACCTGCTATAGTTGATCCATTGAATGTATCACCTGAAGTAATAGTCTTTGAATCGATCGTTGCCGTTGTTTTGAGTTCATCTATATCCAAGAATACAAAATCATTTGTAGATAAATCAATAAGAGTTTGAGAAGTGGCTGGTGTTGTCATAGGTAAACTCGTAAGACCAAGACACTTTTGAACATCCGCGGAAGCAGAATCTATAGAACCTGGGTTATTAAACGAAAAGATGCCCTGATCAGGAATATATTGAATTGGTAATACTGTTTCAAGACCGTATGCTGAATAGAAACCAGATGGAACATTGTACGTATTACCAGAAAGTGTTATAGTTCCATTTGTTATGTTGTACATTGTATTGGGAACCTTTGCCGAAACCAAATCAATCCTTTCAATATTCTTGATTCTATGAGTCAAATGAAGAACATATGAATTTGAAGAACCAGATGAAGCATTACGAGAATCTACAAAAACATACTGAATCATTTAATATTCTTGGTCAAAATAAATATGACATATATACCTTTAAACACGTCACAAACAATAATTTTAGCACCGGGTACATCACTTGCTCCAAATGGTGTATTTACATCTGATGTTCAAGATGTTTCTCAGTATGGATCATTAAGTCTCACGTGTTCATTTGTTGGGACGGCAACAGGTACTTTAACATTTTCACAAGACGGAACTGAAAATGTTTCGGAAACTTATCCTTTAAGTAGCAATGTAGCGATAACAGTTTCTCCATCTCTCCCGTCATTTGTGTTTAAGTTTACAAATGGATCTACTGCTCAGACAAACCTTCACATCACTATGCTCATCCACCCATCTTCAAAAATTCCAACAACCAAACTTTCACAAACAATATATGATACATCTGATGTCATGAGTACTCGCTCAGTCATAAGTGCGAAATCGGTTGGAGGAGTTTATGGAAATGTGGGAATAGATAATAATGAAGCATTATGTGTGAGAATAACGGACCCAATAACTTCTTTTGGAGAACTTGCGGTTTCTCATGATACACCAACTTCTCAAGTCACATTTATATATGGTATTTCGAATGTGGCCATGACTTCTGTTGGTAACGTCTTTGCTTCAAATGGTATGGCTGTTGTATCCGCCGGTCCTGGTCAAACGTCTCAATTATTCACAAAGAGATTCTCAAAGTATCGGCCCGGTCAAGGTACAAAACTTCGATACACCGCAATGTTTTCACCTGGTCAGAGTGGTGTAACACAATTTGCCGGGTTTGGTGGAACAGAAGATTTGGATGCTTTGGGCTTTGGGTATAACGGAACTCAATTTGGAATTTTATACTTGTCCCACTCTGTTCCGACATGGATTCCTCAAAGTCAATGGAATCAAGATACTATGTTAGGTGGAACACCGAGTGGCCAGATTCTCGATCCGACAAAAGTAAATGTGTTTCAGATTAAGTTTCAATATCTCGGTGGAGGTGATATATTCTTTCATGTAGTAAACAGTACAAACGGTCGCTGGACTATTGTTCATGTTATTCGAAACGCAAACTCAAATACTCAACCAAATATGAGAAATCCAATTCTTCAAACATATTTTGAGGTTGTAAACACATCTGGTTCGAGTCAAGTCAAAGTCAGTTCAGCATCCTTGGCAACATTTATAGAAGGAAACTTGGAGTATACAGGTCCAAGATATTGTATAGACAGTTCTGTTTCAACAAATAATAATTTATTCAATATGATGTTTATTCAAAACCCTTTGAGTTATAACGGTATTACTAATAAATTGAATGTAAACGTTTTAAACATAAGTTTTGGAATGAACTCTACGAAATCAAATGACGTGGCTACTTTACGAGTATTGAAAAATGCTCCATTTACTGGACCTGCTCCTATATATTTAGCTGCGTCTGGAACAACTACTTCAAATGGTTTAGTTGTTACAAACTCATCGTGCCCATTAACATATAATGTAAATTCAATATCAACAATAAGTACACAAACAGTTGGAGATTTTGGTCAAGTTATTTCAAGTGGTTCAGCTACAACTGTTGATTTATCCTCATATGATTTGTTTTTAAACCCCGGTGAATATTTTGTTTTTTCCATCGTGACTTCTTCTGCTAGTACACTTGCTGTAAATCTAAGTGTGATTGTAATATCTGATCAATAGATGGACCATGTACCAGACCCGTTTGAAACCATAGAAATAGATGTGTACCCTCTCAGAGTAACCAAATTTGATGACCCATCAACAGTTTCTGAACCACTCATAAGAATAGTCATTGGTCCATTTGGGTTTGCGAGTTTTATATGAAACGTTTTACCTCTTGGAATATTTGATGGAACTGTAATTATTGTATTTGGTACAGTTGCTTCAACTACCCAATCGTTTGATTGAATAGTATATGTTGTTCCTGAAATACGTGTTACGGTTGCTTCAGATGTTCCATAGAAATTTGTAATTGTATTTGCTGTAAAGTTATTCCCATATGCGGTTGTAATATTTGTTACATTTGAAAAAGCTCCAATATATCCGACTGAAAGAACAGAAACGCCTGATGCGTTTACAACATTCGCACTTGTTATAACAGTTACAGGAGTTGCTCGAGTATTTGGAATATTATCCATGTATCTATACTATTTTGTAGTTTTTAATCTGCTGATTCACAAAGTGACCACCACCAACTATTCCACCTGGATGATCGGTAACGTAATAGTCAGCCTCCTTTGATGGACCTGGGACAGCGCTCATATCCAGAGGCAGTTTCCAGAAATCGGATGGCTCGTGACCGGTGCCCTGAATGTTAAGCTCCTGTGGACGCAGACGGTAGCCTGACATTTTCATGGGAAAGAAAAGTTTGATGGCAATTATGACGAGGAGGACAAGGATGATAATCTCTGGAGTTTTCATTTTATATATATCATGTTAAAAAAATTACATGCGTTAAAGATCTCGTTTTTAAGTATTATATAAACTCAAGAACATCATGGATGATGATTTAAACGATGACGAGCGTGCTATGTTCGACTCTCTGAATGTTCAGTACGAGGAACCCCAGGAACCACTTCCAAGAGCACCACCACCTGGACGCGAGTTTTCTCCAAAGAAGCAGCAGCAGGTGTCTTTTGAGGAGGAGGATTTCATAACCAATCAGGAAAAGACTGCCGATAATCCATCTTTCGATACATCCGGTCCATCTTCTACTGGACCATCAACTGGATACGCAAGTATCGATGACGAAAAGGCTGATCTTCTGAATCGTATCCAGCGTCTCGTAAAGAAGGGTCATGCGACACAGGCACGTCTTTCCATCTATTCCCATATTGATGAGATACGATCTGAGTACAAGAGAATCAGTTATTCTATCGAGGTTGAGCAGTCTGTTCGATTCCAAAAGAGAATGCTTATTGCTTGTGTCTCTGGTATAGAGTTTCTGAATAAGAAGTTTGATCCTTTCGATGTAGAGCTTGATGGATGGTCAGAGAATGTTATGGAGTCTCAAGACGATTATGATACAGTGTTTGAGGAGCTCTTCCAGAAATATCAGAATAAGGTCAAGGTTGCTCCAGAGATTAAACTCATGTTTATGGTTTCAGGATCTGCTCTTATGTTCCACATGAACAAGACAATGTTCAAATCTTTCAAGAATGTGTCAAAGGCTAGCCCAATTGCCAACATCTTTAATCCACCAGCTGTTCAGTCATCAACTCCTACAAATGGCTCTGGTCGCAGAGAGGTGAGAGGTCCAGGAATCGATCTTTCAAGCCTCTCCGCCGGTGGTATGGATATCTCAAGTCTTTTGCGACAGATGCCAGAAACCGATGAGGGATCCGTCTCTGATATAGTTTCAATTGGTTCCGAACTCAAGGATGTTCCTTATTCATCAGATCGTCCCAAATCGCGTAAAAAACCCAAGAAAAATGAGGTTGCTCTTTGATAGTAAATGTATCAAGTAGTAATAGCAAAGTATAAAGAAGATATAAGCTGGTCAAAATCTTTAAATCCCATCATATATGATAAATCCGAATCACCTATTGAAGGTAGTATTCCACTTCCAAATATAGGCAGAGAAGGACATACATTCTTACACCATATCGTTGAAAATTATGATAATTTGCCAGAGTATACAGTTTTTTTACAAGGAATGCCATTTGATCATATGTTTGACATAAACCCTGATAATATTAAAGAAATGTTGGAAAAGGTTATCGAATCTAAACCTATTTTTGCTATTCCTGCGTTAACCACTTGGCATACTGAATCTCCGCATATGTATGAATATCTCCAAAAGGATAAATATTTCGAATACTTATTCAATAAACAATGTCCTCCAATTTATAAATTCGCAGCGGGAGCACAATATATAATGCCACGCCCTTCTAAACCTAAAACCTTTTTTCAAAATATATTAGACATGTCAATAAAAGGTGGTAATGATGATAGATACACTGGATTTCATGATTATAAGATAAATGCTTGGCAATTAGAGCGTCATCTCGGGTATATTTTCAATCTCTAAATTATAATGGTATTTCATCAGACAACAGTAAACATTCAGATAAATTTGTATGTAGAAAATTCAAAAAATTGTTGGTATAGTATAAAGTAATGATTAGCTATACGTTACTAGAAGAAATAGAACCACCACCAAAAATACCACCGAAACCAGTACCCCGCCCAACTGCGAACCTTTTGAACTCAGTCACAAATGTCACAACTTCTGAATGTAACACTCTTGTAGTCTTGTTTCTCGGATCTGTTCTTGTTGTAAGTCTTATGGATTCGTTCAAGTAAAAAGACACTTTTTTTCCTTTGGACCCTTGTATGTGGCATTTCTTTTGTACCACATGGATTCAAAGATGGACCAATGATCAACTATATCCCAAATTTCTTTTGTGCCCGCGCGTCTCATAATTCTCCCCATTGCCTGAACCACATCAGAATGCGGAGTTGTTAAGATTAACGTATCGAGTTGTGGAATATCTAAACCTTCATAGGCCAAACTAAATGTAGATATAAGTACATTTCCATTATAATCAGGAATCGGTGGCATTCCTCCTATATACAATGTAGAACCTGGTATATTATCTACGAGAAATTTACAATGTTCTCTGCGGTCCGAAAGAACTAAGATGTTCCTATCACGATTCATACAGTTTCGAATAGTTTCTAGAATCAATGTGTTTCGTTCAGGAATCTCGGTAAGTTGAGTCACCATCGTTGCCATACACACCTTTCCCAATTTGTTGATTGTAATAGGTCCATTCCATGCGAAATCAATCTTATGAACAGAAAGAGAATCTTGATCTGGTTTATGAAGTTTTTGGTAAAAGATTGGTCCTAAAAACCAAAAGAGAATACGCGTCAATCCATCCTTTCTCTCAGGTGTTGCGGATAGACCAAGGGTATACTTTGGAGTCATGAGAAACATAACACGTGAGAATGCTGGTGCGCCTATATGATGAGCCTCATCAACAATCAAAAACCCAAATGAATCAAAAGCATCTTTTGGAAATTCACGGGAACACAGGGTTTGAATCATTGCGATTACAAATTGGTGACCATCTATGTTCCAAGTATCACCTTGAATTCTACCGATGGATGATCCAGGTGCGAATTGTTGTATACGTTCGGTCCATTGATCCGCAAGAAACTCCTTATGAACTATAATAAGTGTCTTGCGTTTCAATTTGGCAGCTATTGCTATACCTACAGTCGTTTTTCCAAATCCACAACCGAGACACAAAACACCATTCCCTTTGAAAGCCTGGATAGCTTCTTTTTGATAATCGTACAATTGGGCTTTCAGAGTTATATTCACAGCTTCTCCTTCAGACGTGTAGCCTTCATCACCTCTGAAGAATCTCGGTGCTTTAAAAGGATTATCTTGATAGACTTTGAATGATTTAGGTTGTACTCCTGTTGCTGAAACATTTGGTCGGACTGTAAGTATTTTTTTGATTTCATTCATTTATAATTGTTATACTTGTAATAACTTTAACGCCATAATTTATTACAAATGTAACTTGTACTGTATCGTTTTTTTCATATGATTGAATTGGTTTTATGGATGTACATACACCTTGTTGAACTTTCCCACATCGCCAAGGAATTTTGAATCTTTCATTGTTCAAATCAATATATCTTCTATTTTCAATCTCATACATCGGGCGAGTCACCAATAAACTCATTTCTGATTGGAAAAATCCTCTTACACTTAAGCTTCAACTCCTCCTTTTCACCATTTGACAAGTGAGAATCGTCACCAGTCTGGATTGCTTTTAGATCTGGACCGGAGAGGGTCAAAGAATTCAACCTATAATCCTCGAATGCTTCGCATGCCAAAGGTACAACATTCTTGATGAGTGCGAAAATCTCCTTGGCGGGATCAGAGATTTCCTTTTGTGCGTGATGATCCATTCGCAATTGAAGAAAATGAAACAGATTATGAAGATCAATTTTCCAAACAAACTCGGTATATGTCGACTGTGGAAGATGAATACGAGCAAGCTCACGAGAAACACCGAGTGCCAAGAGTGATTTATATATAGCAAAGGCTTCCTTACATGATTTTTCTTGTATATCTCCTCCGACAACACTTCCAAAGGATCCTTGTTTGTTTGATGATGACTGGCCACGATACTCGTTAGGAACCCAATAATCCTCTTCAATAACAGAATATCGTGCTGAAATCTCATTGATACTCGCAGTCCTATGACGAACCCATTGCCGAGCTACAAAAATTGGAACCTTGACGTGAAACTTAAACTCCACCATCTCGAATGGACTGGTGTGCCAATTCCTCATGAGATAACGAATAAGAGCACGATCTTCTGAGATTGTTTTGACATTTGTGTATGAAACTCGAGCGGCATCGACAATTGATTTGTCTGATCCCATAAACTCGATAAGTTTGACACTCATTTTTTATTATTTATTATTATATTCCTTAATCAGAAAATCCTACTACTGTTGAACCATCTGGCATTTTGGTCGTAGGAAATCCTTTAACCCACTCTGGACACTTTCCTGATGCGCAATCAACAAACTCAGCATCTGGATATTTCTCAACCTGTTTCACTGTGTAAGGACACCCCATTGATCCGTAAATAGTCATATCATTTGATGGACCGTGAACATTCTGACGGGGCTTCTTGCTCTGTTTGTTGAGGAACCAAAGCACGATAACCAAAACAATGATAGCACCAATCAGGGCTGGAGTATTCATTTTTATATTATACTCTGAAATTAAATAGTCTGACTCGCAAATCGGAAAGCACTTGCTGTGTCATCTCCGGTATACTCCACCGAGTTTCGAATTCCAATCTCATTCGCACATTCGATATCGGCTCCAATATAAATTACTGTCCAGTCAGAAATACGAATCAGATCCTTGATATGTTTCTTTGTATAATTCCATGAAGCATTTTCAAAACCATCGGTCAAAACAACAAGAGTGCTCGTATCGGTATGTGTTGAAAAGATATGACCCATTGAATCGAACAAAGCGGTGTTACCGTATGGGATATAATCCTCGTTTGTCAAGGGTTTAATATCTTTTACAGGAATTTCTTTGTATACATTTTTACACTCGGAATTGAATGTATACAAAGAAACACATGTTTCTGATTTGTTTGATATTTCTGAAATAAATGTATTATATCCTTCAAGTGTTTCTATTATCCTAGAAGACATTGATCCGGACATATCCAATAGAAAGATGATGTGTTTCATTTATTTATATATCCTGTGTAATTCTTAACTTTCGACGACACTTGTGTTCATTACAAGTCGGTAGGTGTTCAAATGGTTCTGGATTGAAATGCGAAACAATCTGTTTACACTTGTTCAGAAAAGACAACGGATCAAATGATCCTTTGAAATAATTACAATCTTTACAACAAGAGACACAATTATCTATGATATATCCTTTTGACGAATCAAGTCTGTCTATACCATTTGTTATTGTATCAAGATCTAGAAATCCACAATATGTACATTCAGCAGTCATCATATCTTTTGCCTGATCATCGGTAAGTTCCCAAATAAGATTTCTATTAAGAGCTTTGTATTTCGATGCCGATAATTTCGCGTTTACATTCTTCTTTTGCCAGTCACTCATATGAATTTTATTTTTAGAATACCATTCTTTGCGAACTTCGTTATTATGAGTACGATAAGCCTCTGGATCTGATTCTAATCTACGAGCTCTAGAGGCTTGTGAATATTCATTACCTTTTTCTTTTTGACGTTCTACATGTTTTTCAACTCGTGATGGAGTAGAATCATTTCTTTTTCCTTTTTCTCTACATTTTACACAAGTATTACACTGTTTTCCGTGACGACCTTTAAACTCTTCTAAAGGTTGAGGAGCACGTGAGCAGTTTGAACATTTTTTGAGTTCTTCCATTTAACATATAATGTAATGAAACTTTAATTTGATGGGTGGGTTGACTTTTAATTTTTTCTGGAGTATGACAGACCGCCCATTTAATTGGAAAATGCAAGACCGCCCATTCCTGAGCTAATTCTGAGAATGTTGTAGTTGACCGCGAACATGCGCTGCTGGGTGGTGGTGGTGCCAGATTTGAGGGTGACGGCAACCTGGGCATTGTCGATGCGGGAGAAATTGCAAGTGCCGGTTGGCTGGTGCTCCTCTGGCTGAAGAGCGAAGGAATAGCAGTACACACCTGGGTAGGGGTTGCCGGTGTGGTGGTAGAAGGCCTGGACCTGGTTGAAGTATTTGCCGGGCTGCTGGGCGAAACGATCCTGTCCGTTGAGAATCAGACGGAAGTTCTTCAGTGGGCCGGCCTCGATACCGACTACACCGACGCCATCCTCAGTCATCAGGCCCTTGTTATTATCGCCAGCAGTAAGAGCACCGGTGTAAGCCATGGGTGCGCCGAGGTGGTGGAGCAGGGTGTAGTTGTTGGTGTTTGAGAAGAGAGTCAGATTGGAGGTGACGTTGACGTTGGCGCAGTTGGTGGAGAAATTCCACAGGGAGTTCATGTTGGTACCAGCTGGGGTGGTGGTGATAGCACCTGGGTAAGAAGCATTGTTGTATGACCACACAAGCTCCTTGACTGGGTGATTGTAAGACAGACGGATAGTTGCGCTCTGGTCGCCTGAAGCTGGAGCAGTCTGGAAGATGGTATCGGCACCTGTGTGCTGGACCTGCTCGATCAGGTACTCGTGGCCCTTCTGGGCGAAGCGGCGGCGCTCCTCGGTATCCAGGTACACGTAGTTGGCCCACACCTCGAAGACGTTCTTGTTGAAGAAGCTCTCGAAGTAAGAGGTCAGATTGAAGTCCAGACGAACCTCGTGGTACTGAAGAGCAATCAGGGGCAGGTACAGACCTGGGTTACGGTTGAAGAAGAAGAGAAGGGGGAGGAAGACGCGGGTGTCGGATGTGGCTGGAGCAGCGTTGGTAGTCATCTTGTACCATCCGAGCTTGTCCTCATCGCTCAGGAACAGCTCACAGTACAGACGCCACCAGGCCTGGTAGTGCTTATCAATACGCTGGCCTCCGATGGTCAGCTCAACATCGGCAATGGCACGCTCAGCAACCCAGTTGGCATCGCAAGTGGAGTTGGTAGAGGTGGCTGCCAGCTGAAGAGTTCCAGCGGAAGCGTATGGATTCAGGGCAACGTACATGTTACCGACGAGGTCACCGTTGCGAGCAATGGTCACGGACACACGGCCACCATTGGCAGCTGAGCCGTTCACAGTCTGGGTAATGTTCTCCATCGCGAAGTTAGTGTGGCGCTTGTAAATAGCCTGGAAGAAGGTCACTTTGGGCTGACCAGTCAGATACACATCCTGAGCACCGTAGGCAACGAGTTGCATTAATCCACCAGCCATTTTTAATGTACTCCAAGAAAAAAAATATAGGAAAGATCGCGGCAGGGTTCAACTATATTCTTATTCAATACTAAATGTCCAATTCTGAAATCGAAGGTCTTGAGGAGGAAGATGAGGAGATGATGGAGATGCCCTCTCTTGTGGATTTTCTCGTCTCTGCTGATGGTACCCCAGTTGCTGAGGTTTTGAACAAGGGTTTGGCAAAAATTTCGTCGCAGATTGAGACACAAAATAAGATATTGATTAAACTTCTCTCTGCTCTGAAGCCGAATTAAAAAAAATAGTACATATATCAATAATGGACACCAAATTGGAAATTGTAAAGTCCGATGTGGCTGCTCTTGACAACACTGGTCTCATGGACTACATCACAAACCTTGAAATTCAGATGGGTATGAAATCAAACGGCGACAAATTTGTCCCTTTGATGAATCCCTTTAGACAATTCTTCAGGCAAGATGAATTGTGTGATGGTATTCCTACTGATATTGAAATAGATCGTGTGATTGAGAAAAAGAGACGTCTTATCAATGTATTCTCTGAATTGTATCACAAGGCTACATCTTTGAATATGACATCTGAGGTTTCTACTGATATAAATGGTGATGAATTTGAGGTTGGGGTTCGTATTAATCGTTTGATCGAAACTGTTGATGATTATTTTGAATTGGTTTTCCGATATGTTCGAATGTATGAGCGATTCAATAATCCAACAATTGTTCCTATTCAGAGCGATATTGATGGTTCATTCTTTCGTGTCAAGACCCTTGATGGTGGTGATGATGATGAGCGTTCACCGTATCAGAGACTTGTCCTGTATTTTTTGAACGAACTGAAGCGTATGAATATGAAGAGGTACAAGGGAAACTGTATGAAACAGATTATGATTGGACCATATTGTACAAAAGCTTGGAAATCTGTTCAAGAAATCAAAAGCTTTGTATATGAATCAACACAAAAGGAGGACAAGTATGATATGTGGAAGAATCTCACCTCAAAACCTGGAAATGTTTCTGAATCTATAAAACACTTGACAAATTGTATCGATATTCAGTTTCCTGAGATTCAAAAGAATCGTACCGTTTGGTCTTTCAATAATGGTATATATCTTGGTCATGAATCAAAGTTTTACGAATATACAAAGCCAGAGTTTCATCTTCTCGATCCAACAATCGTATCAAGCAAGTTTTTTGACAAGGAGTTTGTTGACCATTCTCATATCCTTGATTGGTATGATATTCCAACTCCATTTTTCCAAAGCATACTTGATTACCAGAGATTTCCAGAGGATGTTTCGAGATGGTTGTATGTCTTTGCCGGTCGGTTGTGTTTCTCTGTGAATGATCGCGACCGGTGGCAAGTGATTCCATTCTTCAAAGGTATTGCTCGATCTGGTAAATCAACTCTGATTACCAAGGTGTTCAAGAAATTCTACGAGACTGACGATGTTCGAACTCTTTCGAATAATATTGAAAAGAAGTTTGGTCTTTGGTCTATTTATGATGCGTTCATGTTCATTAGTCCTGAGGTGAAGGGTGATTTGGCTCTTGAGCAAGCTGAGTTTCAGTCGATTGTTTCTGGTGAGGATGTTTCTATTGCTCGAAAGAATGAAAAGGCTCTTTCAAAAGAGTGGGATGTTCCAGGTATTCTGGCAGGTAATGAGGTTCCTGGGTATCGTGATAATTCCGGAAGTGTTTTGCGTCGTATGATGACTTGGGATTTCAAGAGACAAGTATCTGATGCGGACCCACATTTGGAGGATAAGCTTGATATCGAGCTTCCTTCTATTCTTCAAAAGTGTATTCGCGCATATTTGGAATATTCTACCAAGTATAGCGACAAGGATATATGGAATGTTGTTCCGAAATACTTTGGAACTGTTCAAGCACAGATTGCTCTTGTTACAAATACTCTTCAGAACTTCTTGGCTTCCGAGAAAGTCCGGTATGGCAAGGATCTCTATGTTCCTCAGAAGCTCTTCATTTATGCGTTCAATCAACACTGTACCGAAAACAATCTACCCAAGACCAGATTCAATTCAGATATATACAATGGACCATTCAGTTCAAGGGAACTCGAAGTGAAGATTTGTACTCTACCATATGGTGAAGGAACGTATGTTGATAATCCTTTCATTATGGGTGTAGATCTTGTATCGTCAACATCTATGTTTACCGAGATTTAAATGTCCAACGTAATGTAAAGAGGAATGTCCAAAGAAAATGCGTTTGCGGTATTCTTGAGGAAACAAGAAGAATTACGCGCAGCGAATCCTAAGAATCTGGAAAATAGATTGGAACAACTCGCAAATGAATATCAAAAGAAATCAGCCCCATTAAAGAGACCAGCTATAAAGAAACGCGCTCCTGCTCCGAAACCTGCCCCTGTTCCCGCTCCGAAACCTGCCCCGAAGCCAAAGACTCCACCGAAAGTTGTTATTTCTTCACCTATAAAACAGTCCACACTTCCACCATACACAGTCACACAAACATTCGAATCTTCAACTGCTCCGTTTTATGGTAAACTTGAAGATTATGTAGATATGCCATTGTCTTCCGGGATAACTCTTATTCAAGGATATTCAAAAGCCATAGGTGGATTACCAGTCACTGAAAAATCAAAAACAAAAACTATTCATTCAGATGAAGATATAAAACGAGTAGTCATCAAACTTGATCAAACAATTATAACTCTGAGAGAAGATACCATAACAATTTCTGGTAAGATTCCACTTGAAGAGGTGTTAAAGAAACTTCCTATGTTTGATGACGATGATTTCAAAATAACGAATAAATCATTTTTAATCACATTTGATAAATCCATAGATATATCTTCTATGTATGATGAGAATTCATATTGGACTATGTTTCAAAAAGGAACACCCGGTGGACCACTCTATTATCGAGCAAGAAATCTGTATAATCCAACAGATGCGCCACTGGATTGGAAACGCAAAACCGGAAATGTTTCTTTAGAGACTCACGAAGAGTACTTTAAAAGATTGATAGCACGATGGCCCGATAAAAAAACAATTGCGTTCATCTACCAAACTGGTAAAATTGTTGTATCCGGTGATGTTCAAAAAGTACTCAAGTATTTACAATGTTTTCATAATCACTTTAAAAATCCTTTAAAGAAGGATGAGAGCAAATATAAAGACTTGGTTGATTCGCGATACGAGCAAGCTGGTTCTTGGAATAATCAAAAGAATGGACACTACGTAAGACCCGGACCAAATAGTAAACCTCGATTCTATAAAATTCCAAATAATCCCGCATATGTGAGACAGAAAGTACTTCGAGCATACGAGCAAGTTGGTGTCAAAGTTCCAACTCATGTCGTGACAATTCTTGGTATTCAAAATGTACAAGTGAAACCAAAGGTGGAGACAAAGAGAGCTACAAATTGGAACCTTGAGAAACCGGGATACTATATACGCCCTGACCCAGCCGGTCTTCCAAAATTCTATAAAGTTCCCAAAGATATTTCCAAAGGTAAATCAACGGTATTAGCCGCATATTCCAGAATCGGAAAGAATATTCCAAAGGCGGTTCGTAACATCTTTGGTCTTGTGAATAACCAAGAACACAAGGGCCCAGTTCAAAATCTGAGAATCCAACCAAGAATACCGACCCGTAACTTAAAGGCTGTTATTGAAACAATTGGACAACCGGCGGAGAATCTGAAACGTAAACAATTGAAAAAGGTATTCGAACAACAGTTTCCATCACCAAACGTTTCATCCGGTCCAAACTTTAGAGTAGCAAATCTCAATCATTTTATACTTCCAGAATCCCGTAAAGTCATGAGAGGTGGAAGATCACGAGTACTCAACTCGTTCAAAGTTGATGAGATTCAAAAGATGTTAAGATCATATAATATATCGAATACATCTGGAACCAAGAGTGCTATGATTAATCGTATGATTACGAAAAAGACTGCGAAACCGAGAAGTCCATCAACTCTCTTTAAGGTGGCTATACCAAATATAACAAATTACGAGTTGAATTCAGCCTTGTTGAATGTGACCAAAGGTAAAGAGTTTAATACAATAGTCAAGGGTATTCAGAAATTAAGACAAAAAGCTAAATCACTTCGGTGATAGATTACAAGAAGTATTTAATGCGGTTGCCATAGCAATCTGTGTAGAGTTTTGAGGGGTTCCATCTTTCTGTTTTACTGTTTCTAATTTACCAAAACTGTATGCGAAGTTAAATTCATCTCTTTTATCGGGAGTGAATGGTGATGTAAAAGTATCAAGAGGTCCATTATACTTCATGATTGTATCAACTTCTGTAGTGTACCCCAGGCTCTTTATCCATGGAATGAGGTTTGATGTACATGCTTTTACAGGAGCACAAGCCATCTGAGCAACATTCGCATATGCTGGATCAACTATGGTTCCTGTTTTTGGTGCTATATTGGTAAGTAATGATGATCCCGTGAAGAAATTCATAATGTTAGATCTCAGGTTCGAATCAGAATTTATATTTTCTGTATAACCGCTCTTTAAATACCATAGGCGCATAGATAACTGACACGGTTGATCCAATACAAATGGTGCTGTTAAAGCCATATCAAATATGCTAGGCATTGTTCTATTAGTTGGCTGTGTAACTGGTGGTGTAACTGATACATTATTTGTACCGACCGATGGCATAGTAGAGGTAACCGGTGGTGTAGTAGTAGGGGTGGCTTCGCAATTACCAGTTACTGAATAGCAGTTACCAGTTGAGCACAATATATTTGTTTCGAAACAATAATCACCAACATTCAATGTACCTAATTTTGGTGAAGTGACACATGTATTTGTTCTCTTATTCAGGGACTTTCCTGTTTCACAAGACACTACTACTGAATTACCTTCTTTCTTCCTTTTCATATAGTTTTGTATAGCAGAAACAATAGAAGATACTAAGCACAAAAAGAGAAGTCCTAAACATATTTTCATACCAATACCCATACCAGGTTTAGGTATTTGAATCATTACGGGTTGACCCATCACTCCTGGTGGTGGACCTGGATATGCCATTATTATAATATTCTTCAGATTATAATTTCACACAAGCCATTCTTTCGAGCATATAGTACCTTGTCCCAGAAATCACGCATAATTGGTAAATATTTAGGAAACCATTCTGGATCTTTTTGAACCCTGATGATCCTCATCTCTTCATTCACATATTGGACGAAATCACACTCTGTCAACTTTGTGATTTCCAAAAGAAGTTGAATCTGTGGCATATAATACTTTGGAACAGTCTTTGAAAATTTCGAAGGACATTTGATCTCTATGAGAAGACCAGATTCAGTAAGACCATCGGCTGATCCACCAAGCCAGTTATGTTCATCATGAACCAAAAGACCAATTTCATGCGTCTTTGTCCCCGTCGTTTTATCATAAAGATCACGTACCACTGGTTCCAAATCAATACCCCTTTGTGTGTGTTCATTTCCGAAGAATGTACGATAACCACATTTTTCGACAATGAGATCAGTTGGGCTTTTGAAGAAATTCTCACCTATAGCGCACGCCACATCAGAAGCGGTCAACATGTTTCCACGAAGTTTAAACCATTCATCACTCCTTTGGTCATCATAAAATTTATTTATAAGTTCTTGTACTCTTGGATTCATTTACATACTAGAAGGTATAAATCTTTAACGCTTCTTTCGCAGCTTCTTGTTCAGCAACCTTCTTGTTACCACCTGTACCTTTACCAACAACAATGTCATCCACAATCACATGAATAGAATATATATTACACGTAAATGATTCGACTTTATATATTGGTAAAGGTTTCTTGTTCGATTGACACAAACGCATGAGTTGATCTTTATAATTATCATCAAGGTCCAAATCAACAGGGTGTTCAATAAGCATATTAAAAATAAATTGTTTCGCGTGTAAAATACCAAGATCGAGATAAATCGCACCTATAAGCGCTTCAAGAACATCCTCCAAAATCTTTGGGTTTTTATTCCATTCATTACGTAACCCTTTTTCATCCATTTGAATCCATTGAGCCAGACCCATCTTCTCCGATATACTTGCCAAAGTTGTTCCTCGTACGAGTTTTGTGCGCGCCTTTGTCAAAAACCCTTCTTGGTGTTCGTGTGAATATTTATCATAGAGATATTTTGTAACTATAAAACTGAGTACAGAGTCACCTATAAATTCGAGATTTTCATATGATTCCTCGTGTGCGGATTTATGGGTAAATGCTCTCTGATACAGTGTTGGACTATTAATTTTTGTTCCTACTATGTTTTCAATGTCTGAAATTTGAATCATACTATAATTTATACCACATCTTTAAACTCTCAAGCTTTGGAAACAGCTGGGCGACCAGTCTTCTTTGCTGGTGGTGGTGCTGGAGTCTCTGGCTCTACAACTGTTTTAGCAACAGGCTCGTCGATGATATAATTGTGTTTCATGTATCGCTGAATATTCAGATAGGTAATCTTGGTATCAGGTGGGGGCTGAAGGAGATCAGTCAGAGTCGCATCCATAATAATTTCCTGGCCATTCTTGAGGTTGTGCTCAGTGGCATATTTATTCACCGCCTTGGTCACCTCAGAGCGAGAGATTGTTGCGTCCGCCGAGAGTCCAAGGAAGTTCTGAAGCTTGGGAGAAATCTTGAGTTGTTTGCGGAAGCTGTTGTTCTCCGATCGCTTCTTGGCCTTCTCTCCGGTTGGGTCCTCCAGTAGCTGATGTACCTTGCGAAGCTCCTTGTGAAGAGACTTGATTGCCTGCTCCAGAGACTCGAGAGATGCCATCTTTTATTCCTTTACTAATCTTGTCTTTAATACCTGGAAAGACTATGAGAGCAGCTATAGCAAACTGTGGATATGGCATAAGAAGAAAGAACACGAGGATGTGCCATACTTTGAAACCAAAGAAATCCGAATTGAGAACATCTCTAATCTCAGGTGGTATCAATTGATCCATTACTATTGGATACTAACATTTTAAAGAAATGAATTGTAACATAGTAAATGACAACCTTTGCTGATCCTGCCAAGAACTCGAGTGGTGTCTACATTGCCAAGTGTACCGAGACTCGTACTCTGAGAATCAACGGTGTCAAGTATTCAGAGAGTCTGAAAATGTTCGAGGTATCAAGTGATGCTCTCGAGTCGTACAAAGAGCCTCTGATTACCAAGGCGACTGAGTGTTCCCAGTCTTGGTTTTCCAAGCAGATTAGCCAGGAGTCTCTCACCACCATGTATGATGACGATTTTGATGCTTTGATTGATCCAGAGTTTCAGCTTTTTGATGCCGAGCGTAACGAGATTTCACCAGAGGATCTGAAAGATGGTACAGTGTGTGATATTCTCGTAGAGTTGGACAGTATTTGGTTTGTCAAGAAATCATTCGGGCCTCGGTGGCGGGTACTTCAGGCACGAGTCCTTCCTGTAAAAATCCAGAAGAAGAGTTGCCTCCTTGATTAATAAAAATCCTTTCGTTATTATAAATGCCTATCGACGGGAAAACAATTGCTATCGTCGTACTTGTACTTCTGTTCGTTTTTGTCATATTTAATCAGAAAGCCAGTGGCTTCGTTCTCGGTGGATCAGCAAAGGATGATACAGTTGTAGTTGGCGAAAGCATGGCGAACACAAATATCCATAAATTGGCAGGTGTTCACGAAGTTCAGAACAAAGAGGAGCCAGCAACACCAGCTGCTCTCCTCCCCAATGAGGTTCCAGTCTCCGATAACTTTGGCCAGTTTTCTGCTCAGGATATCATCGAGAATCAGAACTACCTTGACCCACGCAACCAGATGGGCTACCCAGAGACTGTTGGTGGTGTCATGCGCAACTCCAATCTCCAGTACCGCTCAGAGCCCATGAATCCCCGTGACCCAGTAAGCATCTTCAACCTTTCAACAATCCCTCCCGACACCATGCGCCCCACCTTCGAGATTCAGGATAGAGAGTACCAGTAAAAGCTTAAAGAATACAAAAACAATATTATAAATGGCGGAAGCTTTCAAATCTCTTTTGATTGAGTGGCTCGCTCTTAAAGAACATATCAAGGCGGCAAAAGCTGATTTATCCGTAGTAAATTCCAGAGAGAAGCAGCTTGCTGCGCAGATCAAAAGTACTATGGCTACAAACAAATATGATACAGTAAACGTGTCTGGTACGAAAGTGAATTTCAATCAGAAGATTTCAAAGATTGTCAGTTTCTCCAAGGCAAACGTGACGAAAGGACTTGAAAACTACTTTGGTAACGATCCAGTTAAGGTTGAGGCGGCTATTACTTGTATAACGGATCTAAGCCAGCCCAAAGAGGTTGTATCTTTGACCATCAAACCAGGAAAGGCTAAGAATGAACAGTGATTATGATGTATCAGATGATGAGATTGAGGTGTCGGAATATGTATTGTCAGAAGAAGACTGTCATGACTGGTATTCCGAAGAGCTCTTGAATGATTGGTTTCTTATTCAGGAGGTTACAGGTACGAAAAGAACATTCCATCAGTGGTGTGTGTTCGCACTCAGTGGTCCGACGTGGACGAGTTCTTATGAACTCCAGGTACCGATGTATATACAAAATCTCCACAAGACTATTGGTATCGATTGGTCTTGTGAAGATTTTTATACTTTCTTACAATAAAATGAAGATGACTAATGTTACAGGCCAGAAGGTTCTCATCCCAGCAGTTCTTTTCGCTCTCTTGAACTCAGGATTTGTGTTCTTTGCCCGCAAGAATAGCCACAAGTTTGGCCAGGGTCTTATTTTCAACACCATCCTGTTCGTGCTCCTCAGCTATCTGATCATGCGCTTCGTTGTCCAGAAGAACACCACCCAGGCTGACATTCTGGTCCCAGCCCTCCTCTTCATTCTGTTGACCCCAGGAGTTCTGCTCACCCTTCCCCCAGGGCCAGGCGGTATCATCACTTCCGGTGAGACTTCCGGTGCGGCAACTGCTGTCCACACCCTGGTCTTTGCCGTTGTGTTTGCGTTCCTGCGCGGACAGTTTCCCTCTTACTATTAGATAAATGTTTCGACATATAATCTTGGGTCCAGGGGGTATGATATGTATAGCCGTAATAGGAGTGTTTAAGCGTTTACAGGAACTTGGTCTCGTAAGTGAAATTAAAGAAATTTCATGTTCATCAGGTGGTTCTATATTCGGACCATGCTATATTTACTATAAAGGTGATATCGAGAAGATGCGTAAAGAGTGTGATTTTAAGAACAAATACATGACAAAATCATTTATGAATCTTGTAAAGAAATGGGGTCTCATAGATTCAAAGACAGTAAAGAATCATATAACATCAGTCATCGGTTCTATGACTTTTAAAGAACTCTATAAACATAATCCAATAAAGTTACACATTGCGGTTGCTAATCTAAAAACTGGTAAAA